GTATTGCTCAAGAGATGCCGGTCAATGACCGTGTAGAGCACAGTGCCAATATTCCTAGATCTGCCACAGAGCCCAGCAATCCGGTTGATGGCGACCAGTGGTTTGACACGGCCAACTCTCGCTTCATGCTGTACGACGGTTCAGCATGGATAACGGTTGGGGGAGATAATGCATCAGCTATTGCAACAGCGAACCAGGCTCTGGCGGCTACTGCAGACGTCTACAAAGAAAAAGCGAATGTCGCCGCAATTCCATCAAGTCCAGTCAATGGGGACAAGATTGAATTACTCGATTCAACAGGCATAGAGAGCTTCAGCTCACTGAGCGGAATGCCTTCTGGCTTCGTAGGCGCATCAACTCTGCTGGTAAGGCTGGAGTACAACAGCACCAGCAGTAAATGGGAATGGAGAAGCTTTGCCCCTAAGGATCCAGACGGCCGATTCTTAAAAAGCCTTTCGCCAGTCGTACTGGGTGACTCAAACAGTGGATCCGGAAGCATCACACTGAACTGTGAGACGAATGCTCATGGCGTCAAGCTCAAAGGCCCTGCTCACAGTGCCGCTGCTAACTACACGCTGACACTGCCGGACAACACAGGAACAGCTGGACAGGTCCTACAGACAAGTGGATCTGGCGGCAATCTGTCATGGGTGACTAACGACAACAACGAGATTGTCTTAGGAACTACAGCAAAGGTCGAGCTCAAGCTCAACAGCCTTAACGATGACACTCTCGAAACTACTCTTGAAAACATACTGGTTAGGCGGGACCTGCATACCCACTCTGATATAAATACAAATCAGCTCTTCACCGGCAATATCGATATTAGAGGCGATAAAACCTTCTCCTTTCAGAAGAACACAGGTGGCGGAGGTCCCTTTACAGCATTCAAGAAAAGCCAAAGCGCAACGACCTCGGCAACATTCACTCTCCCGGACGCAGATGGCTCTGCCGGTCAAGCTGTAATCACTGATGGAAGTGGTGTTCTTTCATTCGGAAATGTCGGCGGACAGTTCCTTGAAACACCGCAAACATTATCTGAAAACAAGTTAGTCGCAGCCAACATCAACGCATCTTGCAACGGCCCAATAGCGCTAGATTCAGGTGTAACAATCACCGTCAGCTCTAGCTCACAACTCGTAGTACTTGCTTAATCGACCATGGCTTACGGAAAAATTAAAGTAGATACACTGACCTTTGATAACTCAGGGTCAGACAGTGATGTTGCGGTAAGTGGTATTCCGACAGCTGCTCAAGTTAACGCAAAGGCTAATACCTCAGACATTGGTACAACAATCCAAGCATTCGACGCAGATACCGCCAAGACTGACGTCGCTCAAAACTTCACCGCTGCGCAGCGTGGAGCCATCACAACCTTGACGTCAGGGTCGACCGTTACTCCTGACTTTGCGTTATCCAATAATTTTGTATTGACGCTTGGACAAGCGTTGACGATTGCTAATCCGACCAACCTTGTTGCAGGACAATCAGGTTCTATCTTCTTAATTCAGGGCAGCACAGGTTATACAGGCGCCTGGGGAAGTTCTTGGGATTTCGCTGGCGGGACAGCGCCGACCCTCAGCGCGGCTAACAAAGTAGACCGGGTGGATTACATCGTTAGATCCGGTACATCAATCCACGCAGTCTTCACTGGAGATTACTCATGAGTGTAATTAATAACAGTGCGCTGAGCGGAGCTTCAGGAGCAAGCGCCGCTGGTGCCGGTGGCTACGAAATTGCACGTAGCCTTAGGTTTAATAGTGGTGATTCAAGTTTTCTTGAAACCACATTTTCGCAAGCAAGCACTACTTATACGTTTTCTTGCTGGGTAAAACTTGGTGTACTAAATACGTATGAATACATTTTTGCTAGTGGATCATCTGGATTAGCGTTTGATGGCTCAAGTTTTTATTATTACGTTTATGGCGGTAGTGTCCAAGCAACTACTGCTAAATTCCGAGACACTTCGGCGTGGTATCACCTATGTCTTTCTGTCAACAATTTGAGTTTTACTTTATATGTAAACGGAGAGAATGTTAAAACTGGAACTGCTGCTGCTTTAAGTACAACGTCAAACGCCAGTTACATTGGAAAACACGAAGGAAACAATTTCTATTTTAATGGCTACCTAGCCGACGTACAGTTCCTCGACGGCATCGCAGCGTCACCGACTGACCTGGGCGAGACCGATTCAAACGGAGTGTGGCAGCCGAAAAAGTATTTAGGCTCCTACGGGACTAATGGCTTCCACCTTGACTTCTCTGACAACAGCTCAGACGCTGCGCTTGGTACGGACAGCAGCGGTAACTCGAACACCTGGACCGTCAACAACCTGACGGCTTCAACAGGCGACACAACGCCTGGCCAAAACTTTAAGGCGATTGCATACACAGGCACAGGATCTTCTCGGTCAATTACTACTAATTTTGAACCAGGGTTAGTTTGGATTAAATCTCGTACAACAACCCAAAATAACAAACTATTTGACGTTGTACGTGGAGCAGGAAAAGAGTTGGTGTCAAATAGCAATGTTGCAGAAGCTACAGATAGCAATCAACTTTCTTCTTTTGCCCCCAATGGTTTTAATGTTGGGAGTGGTAATGCTGTTAATCAAAGTGGCGTGAGTTACGTAGCTTGGGCTTGGAATGCCGGGGCGAACAGTAACAAGACCTATACCGTCAAGGTTGTATCTGACGGCGGCAATAAGTACCGCTTTGATGATTTTGGAACGAGTGCTGTAACGCTCGAATTAGCAGAAGGCAGCACGTATGTGTTTGACCAGTCGGATAGCAGCAACTCAGGCCATCCGCTGCGTTTTTCTACAACGTCAAACGGCACCCATGGCGGCGGCAGTGAATACACCACAGGCGTAACAACGACTGGAACGCCTGGAAGTGCAGGCGCTAAGACCACGATTGTTGTCGCTGCTAGCGCACCAACGCTTTATTACTACTGCACGCAGCACAGCGGAATGGGTGGGCAGGCTAATACGAATAGCACTGCTGGAGCGTCAAACTTTGATGGCAGCATCCAAGCTGTTGTCAAAGCAAATCAGACCAAAGGTTTTTCGATTGTTAGTTTTACAGGAAATAATACTGAAGACGCAACTGTTGGTCATGGACTAAACGCTACGCCAGAGCTTGTTATTCAAAAAGGCCGCACTATTGCTAATTATTGGGCGGTATATCATGCTGCCACCCCTAGCACACCGCATTCAAGGCTGGATCTAACAAATACAGCTACTACTGGTTCTCATTACTGGAAATCATTTTCTAGCACACTGATGACATTGCCAGACGGTGGAACTACACTTAACAACGTAAACAATAACGGTGAAGATTACATCGCCTACTGCTTCGCACCCGTGGCGGGCTATAGCGCGTTTGGTTCGTACACCGGAAATGGTAGTAGCACAGGCCCGGTTATAGACGTGGGATTTAAACCTAGGTTTGTAATGGTTAAGCGTAGTGACGCTGCTAATAACTGGGCTATTTTTGACTCGGCTAGAAGTCTAAATAATGACTTGAAGGCTAATACAAACGAAGCCGAAGGCAGTGCTCCTTTTGATTTCTTAGATAATGGATTCCAACCTAAAAATACATATACAAGTACCAATGCTAATGGTGCTACCTATATCTACATGGCATTTGCCGACGACACTTCTGGCGAAGGCTGTGACTCATTAGTAGACACCCCAGAGCAACGTGCTGATCAGACTGATAGTGGTGCGGGCGGTGAGGTTGTTGGTAACTATGCGACCTTTAATACGTTGCATAAAGGTGGCAGCATGACGATCTCCGATGGTAATCTTGTTGTTAATAACACTTCTACTAACCAATGGAGAACACAACACCCGACTATTGGCGGTAAAACAGGTAAATACTATTCGGAATTTACGTTTACTGGCACTGATATAACCAAAATAGGTTTTGGTGTCGGTCCTGCAAGTGAAAGTTTAAATTCATATGCAGGCTTTATTACAGGCTCTTATACTTGGTTTTTAAATAACGGTTTTTATACTGCCGGAAGCTACACAGATACAGGTTCTGCTTGGTCGACGGGTTGTACCTTTAGCGATGTGTATGGCATTGCGGTTGATTTAGATAATTCAAATGTCTCTTTCTATAAAAACGGGACACTTATCGGCACTAAGTCAATGGTAAATCGCCTTGACGAGGACTATCATATTTACGTAACTATTTATGGTGGTGTCCAGGCAACAGCAAACTTCGGCGCTCGCCCCTTCGTCCATCCAGTAAACGATATAAATGCTGCTCCAACTCTTAGTAACGGGGCGGTAATCGCAAAAGTTGCTTCAGGAACCTTTAGTGGTCAACTTATTAGCGGTAGTGGGAATATGAACTTTTGGACTTCATCAGATGGAGTAACTTGGTCATATTTAAGTGGTGGTTCCTCCGCCTCATTTAGTAACGCAGCTTGGGTTGCAATCGGAGGTAGCGGAACGTCAGCTAGATCTATTTCTTCTGCCACAAGCTTTCAATATGCTGTTTACAATGGTGGTACTGAATTTGATGCCAGTTCAGGAAGTGCAGTAGACGTTTCAGGGTTAACTTATTTACCGGCTAATAGCTACAAATCCCTAAATACTGCAAACCTCGAACCAGCAACCATTGCGGACGGCAGTAAGAATTTTGATATTAGGACGTACACCGGTAACGGAGTATCCTTATCGGTTGGTGGTACTACATATCCAAGTGCCGGAGTAACCGCAACTGGAACCGGAGGTGTTTCAGGAATCAGCAGCACCTATCCAATCTTACATGCATTTGACGGGAGTTCGTCAACTTATTTGGCCACAAACTATGCAGACATTAGTACCAATCCGGCTGTTTTGACCATTACATTTCCTACTGGAAATCAACCTACTTACAGCCAAAGCGTGGTTATTGAGATATGGTCAGGACCAAATGATACAGTTCAAGCTTCTATTAACGGTGGTTCTCTTCAAAGCGTTGCGAAAAATAATTGGACGCAACACACTGTCGCTAGTGGCTCAGGCACAATAACTGAGCTTAAAATTACTCGACAAAAATCTAATAGTAATAATGGTGGTGCAGAGTTAAGAGCCATTATCGTTGACGGTAATCAGCTGCTTGACGATCAAGGTGCCCCGCTATCTTTTAGTCCTGATTTGGTTTGGATTAAGTCTAGATCTGAAACTAAACATCACGAATTGTACGATGTGTTTAGGGGTCCTTTGTACCCTTTAAATCCAAACAAAACAGATCAAGAATACCTCACTGTTAATTCACTTACTGCGTTTAATGCAAATGGATTTTCACTAGGAAGTAGAGCTGACGTTAATAATTCAGGTCAAAGTTTTGTTGCCTGGACCTGGGACGGCGGTGATCTAGTAACCAACAGTGCTTACGACCAAACCGCTATCTGGAGTGGCATGATGACCTCCACGGGCAGCGGCATCGAGGCAGCTAATCCAGCTACGTCAGGTTTTGATGGAACTCTTACTGGTCTTGGCTGCAGGGTAAACGGCAACAGCAGTATGACCTGGACGCCAGCAGGTGGTTATGCCTTCACTGGTTCGGTAATTATTTACTGTGCTGGTGACGGAATGCCTTCTGGTAATCAATTCACTTGTGTACACGCTGGTGGAACTCTTGACTTTAGTAGCTCTGTTACCACTGGAACTACAAACACTGCAGTCAACCTTACTAATTTAGGTATCACTTCGCCTATAACAAGCATTACCATTGCTTCTGGTGTAAGTAATCCAAGGTTTAGTGGAATTGAGATTGGGGGCAAACTCTTAGTTGATGCTGGTCTGATTCCTGTTGGCAGCCTCAACCCTACTCCGTTTGACCAAAGCCAGACGTGGAGCAATGGCCTTACTGCAAGTCCCTCCAATGGTCTTGGATATGCCGCCAGTGTATTTGATGGTAGTGAAAACATTAATAGAAACACCAACATGAGTGCTAGTGCCACAGTAACTTTTACTCCTCCTGGTACTATCACCAACGTCACCAAGCTTGAAGTTAAGGTTGGTGCTGTCAATACCGCTAACTCTGTCTTCGAGTTGAACGGTGTAAACAAGCTTTCTGACTACAACACTCTCGTCGGAACTGGCAATGCAGCGGTGACTGATCAATATGTGGACATCACTTCTCTGTTTGTAGGAACATCCACACTTACAAGTATGAAGTGGGGATACAACGGATCAACTAATTACAACCTGATTCGCAACATCAAAGTAAACGGGTCTTTGCTTGTTGATAGTGGAGTTTCTGTAACCAACGTCCCATCAATCGCATCAACAGTACGTGCCAACCCAAGTGCTGGGTTCAGTATTTGCACTTATAGCGGTTCAGGTTCCAATGGCAGTTTTGGTCATGGCCTCAATGCGGTCCCAGAGCTTGTCATAGTCAAATGTCGCAACGTTGCTCAAAACTGGGCTGTTCAACATTCAGCGTATGGACCAACAAAATATACATATTTAAACTCTACGCATGAAGCCAGAACGACAGGTGCTGCAGCCTTTTGGAATAACACTGCGCCAACAAGTTCAACGGTTTCAGTTGGAACTGATAATGACACTAATGCAAGCGGAAGGAATTACGTGGCCTACTGCTTTGCACCCGTGGCGGGCTATAGCGCGTTTGGTTCGTACACCGGCAACGGTTCTTCTGATGGTCCGTTTGTTTATACCGGGTTTAGACCAGCGTGGATTTTAATTAAAGACACAGACGCATCCATTAACTGGCGATTGCTTGATACTGCCAGAAATCCAAATAACCTGTCCGAGCTAGGGTTGATTCCAAACGACAGTTCACAGGAGGTTACTACAAACATGCAAATGGATATTCTGTCTAACGGTTTTAAAATCAAAGCTACCGCAGATATTAATGCAAGTGGCAACACAATGATATACGCAGCCTTTGCCGAAAACCCCTTCCAAAACTCACGCGCTCGTTGATTAATTATGCTTAAGGGAAGCGTGCTTCCATTAAATGTTGAAACTTGGCGACAAGCCCCTCGCATACGACAGGGCTTTTACTGACCCTAAAACTGGAATTCAATATCCGGCCAACTGGTTGCGAATGGCGAGCCTGGCTGATAAGCAAGCGATTGGAATTGCAGAAGTTGCTGAGCCTGCTCGGTACGACCAGCGCTTCTACTGGGGAGTAGGCAATCCAAAAGATTTGGACGACCTAAAAGCTGAATGGAATAGCAAGCAAAACGACATCGCAGCGTCATTACTTGCTCCTAGTGACTGGCGGATTATCAAAGCCAAGGAAACAGGATCGAATATCCCGTCGGCCTGGAAGACATACCGCGCTGCTGTGAGAACTTCATGCAATGCACGCCAAGCAGAAGTGGCAGCTGTTACGACGGTTGAGGCGTTGATCGAACTCTTCTTCGGCAACAGCACAGTCACACGCCAGAAGACTGACGGCGCAGGCAATGGCTTAGTAGAAGCCGATACGATTTCACAGCAAAAGACTGATGAAGCAGGTAATGGCCTGGTAGAGCCAGACACAATTCAGCAACAGAAAAAGGACGAAGCAGGAGAACTAGTTGTAGACGCAGAAGGTAATGCTGTGATGGAAGACGTAGCGAATCCTGTGGCTGGCAATCCAATCATGGAGGATGTCGCAAACCCTGTAGCTGGCGAACCTATTATGGAAACAGTTACAAATCCTGCTCTAGCAACTGCTTGGCCGGATCCAGTTTCTTAGTAGATAGTCGGATGAAAAAAGCCAACGTGGCGATGGACTTAGCTTTCAAGGTTGTCGTAACTGCCAACCTTGTATTTGTTAACTACGTCTTTTTTGGTGCTTACAACAGCTTGCGCACAACCTTGAATGCTTTCCAAGGTGAGTTCGCTCTGCAGATGGAAGAGCGCTTGGCTGAAGAGTACAAGTACATCACCAAAGACATGGAAAACATGAAGGAGGGAATTCTGGGTACGCAGAAGGGATTGATTCCAAGCACTGGCACAGTGAACTCAGGGCCAGGAGTGGCACTGCCCTTCTGAAATGCCTATCCCAGATATCGGCATAGGGTCTACCTCTATTCCGAGTATCGGGATTCGCTTTGACTCTCCAAGCCAAGGGCTGCTGCTACCCAGACTTCCGCCTGGAGTGTCGATGGCTTTGCCTGTGGTCAACATGCCTGGGTGTGTAGAGGCACACGTCGACTCAGGGTTGCAGACAGAGCTGACGACTAGCGACCCAGATCGAGTTGCCATCTACTGCGATTCAGGCATGCCGTCTTTCAGTGCGATGTCTTACGAGCCCAACAGGCTCAAGCCTCCAGTGACGGAGGGGTTGCCAAAAATCGGAGACATGTCGACAGAGGCCGCCGAGCCCTCCGAAGTCCCAGCGCTGCCTATCCCTCCGCAGCCGATCCACACTGCCAGCACTTCGCGGTCGAAGCCTGCATCAAAGCCTGAGTGCAAGGAGGACGAGTACCTAAAAGACGGTGAGTGCATTGCTATAGAGCAGCCTGTCACTCCGGTGATCCTTGAGGTAGCGACCAAGTATCTGCCACCGCTCGAGGCTGCAACGACAACAGCGACGATCGCCACCATCGCGACGGTATCGGCACTGCTTGCAAAACCAGTGGCTGACTTCCTGCTCAAGCTGATCAAGCCGATGATCAAGAAGATCATTGGCAAGATCAAGAAAGCTATGGGGAAGAAGGTGCGCCCTCGGTCTTTGCGGGAGCGGGTTCTAGCTCAGCGTTTAAGGAATCGATTGCTTCGTCAAGCCCGAGATCTGATGGGGTGATTGTGACCTCGTGAACATGAGGTGCCATTTGCACCATCTTTGGCTGAACGACTACGTCGGCGCAAACTTTGTGAGCCGGTGACCATGAGGCGAAAGATATCCCTTGCTGCGCCAGTTCCCCGCAATGGCGGAGACGGGCAATGGAGTAGTCCAATTTTTTATTGAGCAAAGCCTGCTCAGCAAGTCGATTTTGTAGAGACATAGAGGCCTTGCAGCGCTCCTGGATGCCGCCATCGAGAGGGATAGAGATCGTGGCGGAAAGGCCAAGACTCCAATTGAAATTACTCTTTTGAGCGGTGCGAACTGGCTTCTGATATGCGATAGCGCCCCAGCCGTTGTCAGGGATGCCGTCTGGAATCGGATAGCCCTCCTCGTCAAAGGCCCCCTCGAGGTCGATCGTGTCGTAGACGGGTTCGAAGTAGATCGGCTCGTAAGGCTTCTGATACGAAAAGCTATTGGTGACAAACGGGGTGAGGTTAAATGTCGGCCCCATGCACGACGTTGAGCCTATTGCCGACTGGATGTATGGCCCCTGGAGGATCTGCACCGCCTGGTTTTGCACCGAGGATGATGACTGAGCGATTGGGTTAGCTGTTGCGCTGACGCCACCGACGGAGTCAGCCAAACTTGGCGAACCGAATAAAAGTGCAATCAGCGCTGGAAAATACTTGTAGTGTCTGTGACGCTTTTTGTTGTCACCCTTCTGTCGATCGAGGTTATGTTTGAAACTCCTGGCCCGCTGTATGACTCGACGAACGTAAAGCTTTGACCTGGAGTGACTTGCTTCCAAGTCGGTTTGCCGTTCATGTTGAGCTGCGTCCATCCTGCTTTCGTTTCAGAATCAATCTGGAATGACGATGATTCCGCAGGGACTGAGATATCCCCCGAAGTCGTTTCAACGCCGTGACCAGAAACTGAATAAGACCATCCTGTGTTGTAATCTACCGAGCGAATTAACTCAGTGGTTTCCTGCGTTGTTTCACTATGTGTGGTCATGCTGCCCATCGAAAATGACGGGACAACAGGCACTGCCTTTGCTGCATTAGCCCCTGCTAAAACAATTGCAATTAAAAGCAGGTTTTTCACGGAGTCCTCGATTCAATACAGGTCTTCTTCTGCGTTGGGCCTCAGGACAATGTCTGACTTTGGGTAAGCAACGCATAAGAGCGCAAAGCCGGCATTGAGTTGATCGTCATCCAGAAAGCTTTGGTCGTTCTGGTCAAGCTCTCCATCAATTACCTGCCCAGCACATGATGAGCAAGCTCCAGCCCTACAGGAGAAAGCAAGATCAATGCCAGCTTCTTCGGCAGCGTCGAGGATGTATTCGTCGTCTTTACATGTGAACGACTCAACACCGTTTTCGACTTGGACTGTGATCTTGAAGTCCTGGGCCTGGTACATAGTCCTCAGTCTCTGATGGTCAGATCTATGACGTATTGTCCTGTCGCCTGAGTGCCAGAACCGCCGGCCGTAATCGTAAGAGCACCGTCAGTGCCCACGGTTCCAGCCAGGCTTCCGGCCACACCGCCAGACGAAGTGACCGTGTTGCCAAATGTCGGAAGAGTACTGATCACGCCTGAGCTCACGGTACTGCCGGTGGCTGGCTTGTCACCTTCGATGAAGCTTTCAGAAAAGGTGAAGCTCTCCCCTGCCACCTTGACCGAAGACTCTGTACCGGTGAAGCCAACAGAAGCGCCAGCAGTGAATGAGCTCAAGCCGCCAATGTTGCCCGATGTCGTGCCATCGGAGGTGGTGAGGTTCTCTCCGGAGACGGAGTAAACGCTTGGAACTCGTGTGGCGTTCGAAGCAGCCGCGTCAACGCCTAGTTGCACGCTCGACTGTGTCCGAAAAATGATGTCAGCCTGAACTGGCAGTCCAAGCAAAGAAGCAGCTGAAGCAGCAGCGATCAGTCTTTTCATTGTGTTTTGGAAGTAGATTCGTCTTTTTTGCCGATATCTTCTTTGTCGTCTTTCTTCTTGGCTGGCATTACGCCGAAGGTTGCAAGCGTCCCTGTGAAAACGCTGGCAATAAAAGTTGGATCGATATTCTTCTGAGGAACGCCTGGAATCGTGACGTAATTCAGTGTCAGGATGGCACCGGCCCAGCCCAGGATTACGACTCTCACGATGGTTGAAACACCCTCGTCAGCCCATTGAAAGCCGTCGTCCTTGGATTTTCCTGGCTTGGTTTCTACAAGGGCGTTATCGCTAGACATACCAAAACGGCGAAGTAACATCGAACCACGCCATAAAGCAGCCCGAAGAAATTTTCTCCAGACCGCCAAAGGGTTATACACGTCTACTTAGTTTTCTTGGGAAATGCGGACATAAGTCCTGAGAGAACAAGCTGAACAACACTGTTGCTCCGCAGTTTCTTATTCATCCCAATCAGTTCACTTGCTGCCGCAACGATGACGGCAATAATTGCAAGATGCTCGCTAGACATGGAGGATTAGTTCGATTCCTGAAGTCTAGGAATTTTTCAATCTGTCAATCCTGGGTTGTCGAGCTCTTGCTTATCTCCGCAGAACTCGTCGTAAAACGCCTCAGAAAATTCGGCGATACCCATTGGAGTCCGGTGCAGGGGAGTCATATAAGTGTTGATCCACCAGTTCCTATAGAACCCTTCAATTTCCTGACGAGATGGCTTGGGCAAGGCGCTGGTTCTTCTGCGATCATTATGGCGAGCATCAGGCAGGATGCAAGCCATTTCTTTCTGCATGAGTGCCTAGGCTTGCAGAGCGCATCGAAGAGTGGATGACCTCGCCCAAGTGCCAGCTGCAGCAGAACAGAGCCGACTACATGGAATACCTGTACAGGATTCATCGCAGGAAGCATGCCGTCCCTGGACTGGTGGGAACTTTCACCGGTCTGTACGAAGCGCACTGCATGAGCATCGGTAAAGACACTGCGGAAGCTCAGGTTGCCAGGTGGCATTTAGAGGGAGCAGCAATTGTGGCTGATTGGTTTAGTGGTGATTGAACGAGAGCGGCGATGGATATCAAGCACGGCACAACAAGTGTCAGCAGTTGTGGCGACTAGAGATTTTCTATTAAGACTGATGGATACGAAAGAAACGCCAAGGATTCCTCGTGAAGTAAGAAGAGAGGCTCGTGCACTGCTTAGACACTTTCCTATAGCAGATGAGCTGAGACCTGTTCTGCAGGAAGGATTAACTAAAAAAAATTCGTAGAATTAAGCTAATACTTAGCTCAAGAAAATTGAACCGACGTATGGCTGGCGCTGGGCTCAATCTTGAGCCAGACGTTGTTATTTATATGGGGCAAGCCGCTCAGGGCATGCCGCAGGATGAAGCGATGGATGCACGTATTGCTCAGTCAGCAATGGCTGCAATGGCTGACAGCATCGGTGTTGACATGGCTCATGGCGGATCCACTCCGTATAAGCCAATGGATGCCGAATCATTGCGCAGGCTCAATGCTCCTGGAACTCCGATGCCGGAGTCGATCAAGGAAATGATCCTCAAGCAGATGGGAAAGAAAGCCTGATGTCTGACGGAACTGCGAAGAAACGAGATCCCAAGAAGTGGGCCGAAGCTAAAGCGCGTGCCCGCAAAAAGATGGGCGGCCATTCAGCCCGCGCCATGCAACTTGCA